GTCAGAGTTCCTAGAATAGAGTTTGTAAGTTGTTGGGATTTTTATCCTGACCCTTCAGCTACTACTATGGATGAATGTGAATACATTGTTCATAGACATAAAATGAATCGTAGTCAATTAAGACAACTACGAAACATGCCATACTTTGATGAAGATGCTATTCGTGAAGCTATCCAAATGGGTGCTAACTATGTAGAAAAAGATTACGAGTATGCAATCAAAGATGATAATAGAGCAGAAGAAGATTATCAAACTAACTTTGAAGTTCTTGAATACTGGGGAATTATGGATGCTGAGTATGCAAGAGAAGTTGGTATAGACCTTGATGACTCTATAGATGATTTAGATGAAGTACAAATAAATGCATGGATATGTGGAGATAAATTACTAAGAGCTGTAATTAATCCATTTACTCCATACAGAATACCATATCATGCTTTTCCATACGAAAGAAATCCATATAACTTTTTTGGTATTGGTATAGCAGAAAATATGGATGATAGTCAACAAATTATGAATGGTCATGCAAGAATGGCTATTGATAATTTAGCTATGTCAGGTTCGTTAGTATTTGATGTAGATGAGTCTGCTTTAGTTGGTGGACAAAGTATGGAAATATATCCGGGAAAAATATTTAGAAGACAAGCAGGAATGCCCGGACAAGCAATACACGGATTAAAGTTTCCTAATACATCAACTGAAAATTTAATGATGTTTGACAAGTTTAGACAACTTGCAGATGAACAAACTGGAATACCAAGTTACTCACATGGACAAACTGGTGTTCAAAGTATGACAAGGACTGCTTCAGGTATGTCTATGTTACTTGGAGCATCTAGTTTAAATATAAAAACTGTTGTCAAGAATCTTGATGACTTTTTATTAAAACCATTAGGCGAATCATACTTTCAATGGAACATGCAGTTCTTAGAAGATGAGCTTGATGTGAAAGGTGATTTAGAAGTTAAAGCTACTGGAACAAATAGCTTAATGCAAAAAGAAGTACGAAGTCAAAGATTGACAATGTTCTTACAAACTGCACAAAGTCCAGCTATTGCACCATTTGTTAAGATTTCTAAACTTGTTAGTGAACTAGCCTATAGCTTAGACCTAGACCCAGAGGAAATACTTAATGACCCTGAGGAAGCAGCTATCATGGCACAAATAATAGGAATGCAAAATGTTGGACAAAACAATGGCGAGGAAACTCAACCCAATAGTCAACAATCCCCAATGGCAGGATTACAAGGAACACCTCAACAACCTCAAGAACTTGGTGACACAGGAACTGGTGGTGGCAACATCGGAATCGGAAATGTACCGGCTGCAGGGGAAACTGCGTTTGCTGGTACTCCTAGAGCAGTTGCCGGAGCAGGTGAAGGAAGCACTTAATAGAAAAGAAGATGAATAAATTAGTAGGAAAACAAAAAGAAATAGACCTTAATAATAATAATCAAATAGATAAAGAAGATTTTGAATTATTAAGAGAACAAAAACAAGAAGGTGGTCCAATGTCTATGGATGACCAAATGCAAATGGCTATGAATCAGCCTATGCTTCCAGATGAAGAAATGGAAGATAACTATTTAGATTTTATAATTGATGAAGCATTGACAGAAGAAGAAGAAGATATGCTTATGTCAAAACTAGAACAAGATGAGCAACTATCTATGCTATTTGATAAAGTATTAGAAGTTGCTTCAGAATTTGCTGGGTCTGGTCCTGTTGAAGGACCGGGGTCAGGAGTCTCCGACAGTATACCTGCAAGGTTATCTGATGGAGAATTTGTTTTTACTGCAAAAGCTACAGAAGAAATCGGAGCATCTGAATTGATGCGTATGATGAAAGATGCTGAAGCTAGAGCAGATAAAAGACAACAAATGGCTCACGGAGGTGAACCTGAAGAAGAAACTATGACTAACCAAACTAATGAACCTAATGTACAGGAAATTAGAGTTGTTAAAGAAACAGTTGATTCTGCTGGGAGAATGATGGAAGATGAAGATGAAATATCAAAAGATATTAAATCTCAAATGATGTTAGACCCCAACCAAAGACATGTCCGTAGCTAACAAACGATAGAGCCACCCTATTAGCGTAGGCACTCTATTATATTTAAACCGAAAGGCGACCTTTACAAGACAAGCCCTGCAAGTGCACATCGCAGCTACCTTGTTAATGAAGCCCTGACTAGGAGTAAGAAAATGACTAATGAAGTCCAAACAGAGGAAACGCCAAATCCTTATAATAAAAATAAATCTTGGCATGAAGGCGATATAAAACCTTTTGAATCATCGGAAGGACTATACTTTGAAAAGCCAGAAGATAAGAATAAATTATTCAAATCTAATGACATAAACGAAGCAGTTAATCCTGAAAATGTTGAAACAGAAGAACTGGAATCTAAAAAGGACACCCCTTATAAGAAACCAGACTACAAGAAACGATATGATGATTTAAAAAAACATTATGATAATAAACTTAACGAGTTTAGATTACGAGAAGAAGAGTTAAAAAATCAAGTTCAACAACCTGAATACAAAGCTCCAAAGACTGTAGAAGAACTTGAAAAGTTTAAAAATGATTATCCTGATGTGTATGAAGTAGTAGAAACTGTTGCACATATGCAATCGGAGTCTAAAGCAAAAGTTCTAGAAGAACGCCTTAGTAAACTCCAACAGCGAGAACAAGAGTTAATACGAAAAGATGCAGAAAAAAGGTTAATGGATAGACATCCTGATTTTGAAGATATTAGAAACAGCGATGACTTTCATTCATGGGCAAAAGAGCAACCTGATTCTATTCAGAAATGGATATACTCAAATGCTGATGATGCCGACTTAGCCTCAAGAGCTTTAGATTTATTTAAGAAAGATATAGGTATGGATGTTCCTCAAAAGGAAAAGTCATCTTCTAAGACCACAGAATCTGCTGCTGATATGGTTTCAACTAAAACAACAACAGTTGAACCTAAACAACAAAAGATTTGGTCTGAAAGGGAGATTGCTGCCATGAGTATGGATGAGTTTGATAAGTACGAAGAGGAAATATCAAACGCTATGCAAGAAGGCAGAATCACAAAGTAACTATTATAACTTAAAGGAGAGAGTATCATGGCTCAATTTTTTGAACCCTCAACCGATACTAATGCCAACTTTGGAAACTCCGTAAGTGGACAAACTAATAGTTTCTTTTTACCTAAGATTTACTCTAAAAAGGTTTTAAACTTCTTTAGGAAATCTTCGGTAGTAGAAGCTATCACCAACACAGATTATGCTGGTGAAATATCTGCTTTTGGAGACTCTGTAAGGATTATAAAAGAACCAGTTATCTCTGTGGAAGATTACACAAGAGCAACTGATACAACTGTAACAAGACTAACTGACCAAGAACTTACTTTGGTTGTTGATAGTGCTAAAGCTTTTAAATTCATCGTAGATGATATTGAAACAAATATGTCACACATCAACTTTAAAGAAGTTGCAACATCATCTGCTGCATATGCATTGAGAGATTCATATGATGCTGCTGTTATTGCAACTATGTTCTCAGGAGTTTCTAGTTCTTCACCTGACCATGTGTTAGGTTCTGATAATGCTACTGACTTAGCTGCTGGTACATTTGATGGAACTGGTAACTTGGACATTGGTTTTGGTTCTAGTGAGCATGACCCTATTGATGTAATGGCTAGAATGGCAAGACTATTAGACGAACAAGATGTACCTGAAGAAGGTAGATGGTTCGTTGCTGGTCCTGACTTCTACGAAGTACTAGGTCAAGCTTCATCTAAGTTGTTATCTGTAGACTTCAACGCAGGTCAAGGTTCAATTAGAAATGGATTAGTATCAAGTGGAAAACTAAGAGGATTTGAGATGTACAAATCTAACAACATTGCCTCAACATCTAATGCTGCTGGTAAATGTTTAGGTGGACACATTTCATCTACTGCAACTGCTCAAACTATTATTTCAACAGAAACACTAAGAGACCCAAGTTCTTTTGGTGACATAGTTAGAGGATTGCATGTATACGGAGCAAAGGTCTTAAGACCAGAAGCTTTAGTATCAGCTTTCTACGGAATTGATTAATAATCAATCGGGGGAGTCTTAGGACTCCTCCACTTTTTAGGAGAAAATATGGAACATGATAAAAATATGAAAGGAAATCCAAAACCAGAAGGAAATATTTCTTATTACAATACTATTGAAGAAAAAGAAGAAGTATGTAAAAAAATGGTTGGATACAATGAAAGTTTAATAGAAAAAAATAAAGGAGACAAATAATGAAACATGGTATGAAAGAAGATAAAAAAAGAATGGGTATGATGTATGGTGGTAGAAAATCTGCTGCTGCTGGTGTATACATGATGGATGAGAAAAAAAGAAAACCAAAAAATATGGGTGGTTTATCTAATACTCAGCCTGTGTATTCAGAAGATATGCCTAAAGCTATGCCTAACTAATGAAAGTAAAAGCTCCAAAGGGCTATCATTGGATGAAACAAAAAAATGGTAGTTTTAAATTAATGAAACATAAAGGGAAGTTTGTACCACACAAAGGTGCAAGTTTAATGGCAAACTTTGCAATACAAAAGGTACATAAAAAATAATGGCTACAACATATTTAGATTTAACTAACGAAGTTCTTCGAGAACTAAATGAAATCCCACTAACTTCTGCAAACTTTGCAAACGCTGTAGGTTTTCAAAAGTTTGTAAAGGATGCAATTAATAAATCTATATTCGACATAGCTAATCAAGAACCACAATTACCTTTTTTTAGTGCTGGTGTAAGTGGTAGTACAGACCCTTTTTATGGTAATACAACAGTAGCAACTGTAGCAGGACAAAGATTTTATACTTTAAAAGATGGTAGTTCTAGTATAACTACAGACTTTGCTTCTATAGATTGGGATGACTTTTACATAACAACAATAAATGTAAGTGGAGAATCAAGTCCTTTTGTTTCTAAAGGATTAAAATTTTTAACACTAGCTGATTGGAGAAGATATTACAGAGATAGTGAAAACTCAGATGATGCAGATTCAAGTCATGGTGAACCTGAATATGTAATTAAATCTCCTGATAGTAGAAAGTTTGGATTAAGTCCAATACCAGACAAAGTTTATAATGTACACTTCTATGCATTTACAAAGCCTACAGCTTTAGATGCTCATGGAGATACAATGGCATTACCAGAACAATACAGTAATGTTATAACTGCAAGGACTAGATACTATGTATGGCAGTTTAAAGAAAGTCCACAACAGGCAGCTTTTGCACTAGATGATTATAAGAAAGCAATGAGATACATGAAATCAAATCTTATGAATCCAACGCCTAAATACATGACAGATGATAGAACATATTTTTAGGAGATATAGATGGCATTAACAAAAGTAACAAATGAATTATTAGAAATAGGAGTGTTAGCCGATGCTACAAACTTTACTGACAGTATTTTAATTAGTCAAAACGCAAGTACAGGAACTTTATCAAGTGCTTCTAACAATACAGGTTTTGGTGATAGTGTTTTTGCTGCTTTAACAAGTGGTGCAGGTAATGTAGCTATTGGTAAAGATGCTTTAGGAGCAAACACTACAGCTAATAACAATACAGCAATAGGACATGACACTTTAGATGCTAATACAACTGGAGCAGAAAATACTGCTATTGGTTCAAATGCTTTAACAGCTAACACTACTGCATCAAACAATACTGCTATAGGATTTTTAACATTAGGTAGTAATACAACAGGTGCTTTTAATGTAGCAACAGGTAACTATGCTTTAGATGCAAATACCGAAGGTGCAAATAATGTAGCTATGGGATATTCTGCATTATCAGCTAATACCACAGCAGCAAACAACGTAGCAATTGGTTATAATGCTTTGTTAGTAAACACCACAGGTGCAGAAAACATAGCAATCGGTAAAGGTGCATTAGATGCTAATACGACTGCTGATAGTAATGTAGGTATAGGTAATAATGCTTTAGGTTCTAATACCACAGGCACAGAAAATGTTGCAGTTGGAGCAGCATCAACAGATGCTAATACTACAGGTAGTTATAACACAGCATTGGGTTCTGGGTCATTAAGTGCTAATACTACAGCGACTTTTAATACTGCTATAGGTAGAAATGCTTTAAATGTTAATACTACAGGTGCTTCTAATGTAGCTGTTGGTGGTCAAGCACTAGATGCTAATACGACTGCTTCAAATAACACTGCTGTTGGAACATCTGCTCTCGGTGCTAATACCACAGGAGGTTCAGGTGTAGCTGTTGGTACTGATTCATTACAATCAAATACTACTGGCGATTTTAATACAGGAGTGGGCAAAGACTCTTTAAAATCAAACACAACTGGTAATACAAACACTGCTGTTGGTGCATTAGCTTTAGATGCAAATACCGAAGGTGCTTCAAACACAGCAGTTGGAGTACAGGCATTAAGTGCTAATACAACAGCTTCATCAAATACTGCAGTTGGAAAAGCTGCACTTGAAGCTAATACAACAGGTGCTGAAAATACAGCAGTTGGTTCTAGTGCTTTAGATGCTAATACTACTGGTGCTAATCTCGTAGCAGTAGGTATGCACTCTTTAGGTGCTAATACTACTGGTAATAATAGCACTGCTGTTGGACATGGTGCTTTATTTACAAGTACAACAGCTAGTGAAAATACTGCTGTTGGTTTTGCTGCATTGACTAATTGTACTACTGGTGGTGCAAATACTGCTATTGGTTATGTAGCAATGCAAAATTTAACAGAAGGAACAAATAATACTGCTGTTGGAAATCAAGCTATGACTTCTATAACAACAGGAACTTATAATGTTGCTATGGGTAGAGAAGCTTTAGATGCTAATACAACAGCATCAAATAATGTAGCTGTTGGATTTGATGCATTAGGTGTTAATACAACTGGTAGTGTAAATACTGGTGTTGGTAACGAAGCTATGGAATCAAATACTACAGGTGCTAACAACACAGCTATTGGTGGTGGAGCATTAGCAAGTAATACAACTTCATCAGAAAACGTAGCAGTAGGAAGAAGTGCTTTATTATCTTCAACAGGAGGTTTTAATACTGCTGTTGGTTCACATGCAATGGATAATTTAACTAGTGGAACAGATAACACAGGTGTTGGATACCATGCTTTAGGTGGTGCAACTACAGCAACTAATTGTGTTAGTGTTGGTGAAAGTTCTTACACTAATTTAACAAGTGGTGATTATTGTGCTAACCTAGGCACTGAAAACCAAGTTAATGCAGCAGATGCACAATCAAGACATACCATAGGTTTTGGAGTTACTAATACAACAGATAACTCAATATTTATTGGTTCTGGTGGTAATTTTATTAGCAATACATTTACTTCAAATGCTACATGGTCACATAGTTCTGATGGCAGATTAAAAGAAAATGTAAATGAGGATACTTTAGGTTTATCTTTTATAAATGATTTAAAACCAGTTACTTATAATTGGAAAAAACAAAAAGATGTAGATGCAGAACTTAGAGATAAATTTGAAAAAGATACCGAAAATTTACAACATGGTATGATTGCACAAGATGTAAAAGCAGCACTTGATAAAGCAGGTGTGAATACTTTTGCTGGTTGGTCAGTGGATTCAAATAAGGGAATAGAACAAATTTCAGAAGAAATGTTTGTATTTCCATTGATAAAAGCAGTACAAGAACTTTCTACAGAAATAAATAAATTAAAAGATAAATTAAACAAAGGAGAATAATATGTCAACACCAACAGTATCAGAAGTATTAACAGCAGCAACAGATAGCGTTACAGTTATTAACGACATTAAGACTAATGGTAATAAATCAGTATACGCAGGAGGTAAAACTGATTTAGATGGTAACGCAGTAGCAGGAACTTTTACACAAGCTGAAATAAATGAAATAGTACAAAGAAATGTAGACCATTTAGAAATTATTTTAGAATATGCACCTGTTAATAGTGATGATGACACTCCAGATGTTAAAGGTAGTTCAGATGACAAAACATCTTATACTACTGCTATTACAACTGGTAAAACATATATAACAGATAATAGTTAAGTATGGCAATAAGTCAACCTTATACAGTCGCAGTAAATGGAGGTTTAGTAGAATCATCTAATGTAATTGATTTACTTAAAACTCCCGGAGTTGCAAAAGACTTAAGAAACTTTGAGGTTTCTACAGAGGGTGGCTATAGAAGAATTAATGGGTATCAAAAGTTTGGTACTACAAGTGCTACACAACCTACAGGTAGTACAACAAATATATTAGGT